GGAAGTTTTACAACTGCAGGCGGAGGAGTTCATCAACACTATGATATGCAACAACATAAATATGTATCACTATAATAAACTATAAAATAAAATATATTGCTTAATATATAACATTATTTTTTTAAGACCCTTATTCAAAAATGATGACAAATATAGATTTGGAAAATATGGCACATAAATTAAATTTGCCGATTGTTGATGTAGTTAGTAAAGATGAGTTGATTAAAGGAAACCATCCTCGACAGGTTGGGAGTTATTATATCAATATGCAAGACAGCGATAAAGGCAACGGGACACATTGGATATTTGCAAAAATATTTGAAGATGGCAACGGCCTATATTTTGATAGTTTTGGTTTCAATCCCCCAATTGCAGTTCAAGAGTTTTTAAAACCATTTAGGCCTTATGCTATAAATAATAGAGATATACAAGATTACGAATCACAGAATTGCGGGCGATATTGTATTCTGTGCGACTATCATACCACACATTATGAAGACTATCCGCAATTTTTAGAACTATGGAGCGACGACCGCCGACAAAATGACATTATATTAAAGAAGATGCTTGGAGACCTATTAAACAAATAATAATATATAATATAACCGAAACGAAAAAAAACGAAAATGTCGAATTATAATAATTCTAAGATATATAAAATTGTTTGCAATATTACTGGAAAATGTTATATAGGAAGCACAACACAAAAATATTTATGCGATAGATTGAGCAATCACGTGTTTAGTGCTAAAAATCAAACAGGTAAAAATATAAAAAGCAAAGAAATAATATTGGGTGGAAATTATAATATAGTTTTAATTGAAAATTTTCCGTGTGGTAATAAAAATGAATTATTAAAGAGAGAAAGATATTTTATTGATAATACTGAAAATGCCATAAATAAAAATTTACCAACACAAACATTACAAGAATGGGTTGATAAAAATAAGGATTCTATAAATATTAATCAGGCTAAATATAGAAATAATAATAGGGATAAAGTTCGAGCATCACAAAAAAAATATTATGAGGCCAATAAAGAAATTATTAATTCCCGTAAAAGAGAATTGAGAAAGTCGGCAACAGATATTAAAAGAATTATTAAATAAAATATTGCCATAAATATATATGCTAAAATGTCAGTCATTCAATCTGTATTATTCAATAAACATTTAAATAGCGAAAAAGATTGTTTAGACTGGTTAATAAAACACAACTTAAAACATTATAAAGTGGATGAAACCGAAAACTACTACAGATGGCGACAAGTTGATCCTAAAAAGCGGTCTGCATTTAGAATTAAAACAGTTGATGAAAAAAAACAAATTAAATTCGTCATAGAATATAAACCCGATGAGATAATACCATATAAACATAATTACGGTAGAAGAGTTTAATTAATTAATTTTATTTTTTTTAAATTGTTATATATATAATAAAAACTTTTTCATATTGAATAAATAAATTTATAAATATATAAACAAAAATTTTGTAAGAAATGAATCAGCAAATAAAAGATTTGATTGTTGAAAACCGCAAAAAAGATAGACCATTGTCTGACAAATCGATAACGGCTTACGTATCAACATTATCTAACTTATATAAAAAGATTTTTGAAGATGCCGAGTTTGATATCAATGACTTTAATAAGTATATTGATATTCTTGGATTTTTGGATAACATCCCATACAGTAAAAGAAAGTCAATTTTGGCCGCACTGCTAACCGTCACAACAGATAAGACCGCATATGATAAATATCATAAGGCTATGATGGAAGATGCGAAAGAATACGATAAGGAAATGGAACAAAATGCTATGACCGATAAGTATGAAGAAAATTGGATAACTGGTGATGAGATAAGCGAGAAAGGCGAGCCATTAAAAGAAAGATGGAATGAGTTGATTAATAAGCCAGATAAGACCCCAACGGAAAAACAAGAACTACAACAATATTTATTATATGTTCTAACAAGTGGGACAAAAAATATATTACCCCGCCGTCTTTTAGATTGGACAGAAATGAAAGTTGAGATACATGACGCAAGGGCAAAAATTAAACCAGACTATAATATATATGACCCAAAGAAGAAACAGTTTTATTTTTACAGATATAAGACCGATAAAAGTTTTAACCGCCAAATTATTAAGCCATCATTAGAAATAAAAAAACTATTAGATCTATGGATTAAAAATAAACAAGAAAGTCCGTTCTTATTTACCGACCGCAATAATTCAAAACTATCACCAATAACATTAAACCAAAGATTAAATAAAATTTATGGCGAACACAAATCAATTAATGCTATTAGACACTCATACATAACAGAAAAATATACAGGGGCTGAAATGCCATCAATAAAAGAATTAAAAGAGAGTGCAACCAAAATGGCGCATTCAGGATTAACCCATCTTAAATATATTAAACGAAAAAAAATAAATTGAGATAAATATATGAGTACATTTTTTTTTGAATGGCTCAGGAACTATCCGAAGTATTCTATACCTTTTTAATAACAAGTTGTATTGGGTTAATATTAGCAATTGGTAAATTATGTTATAAGAGTAAATGCAAGGAGGTTAATTTTTGCTGTTTTAAAGTTGTAAGAGATGTTGCAGGTGAGGAACAATTAGATTTAGAAAATCAACGAACACATAATACTGATGGTGGAGAAAGTCCAAGGAGTACAAGAGTTTAAGCCGTTGCTTTAAATGGTTCTGCAAAATTACATTTGCTTTTCATTTCGGTTAGTTCTTCATCGTCTGGAAGCTCTAAAACAATTTGGCCAAATACTTCGGTTTTAAATATTCTTCGTTTCTCTTGATTATAAAATACGGCGGTGTCATCATCAAAGGTATTCAATAGAGAAGTTAATCCATTTCTGACGATTGGGACTTTAGCAATTATATTAGCCGACAATAATTTAAAATCAATATTAGTATTATTTCTAATCTCAAACAATTTATTTATCCTATCAATGATATTTTTTTTTGGATCATCTGGTTGAAGTTGAATATTATAATCTTCATCTGGGATGCTTTCGGCTGTCATTAGCAATCCAATAAAATTTGTAAATACTTGATACGTAATCGTAAGAAATAAAACAACTCTAAAAATAGCACGGCTCCTTTCTAAGTCACTCGATTCTGGGTTTGTGATAATATCCTTTTGTCCTTTAGTGTCCATACTAACAATACGAAAACCATCTGCACTAACAATATCAAACCCAATGTAGTCGAAAATAGCAATACATAAATTAATAATACATCCTGAGTTGTCTGGGTCTGATATGAATCCATTATATATGTTCTCAATATTTTCAAACTTGTTTGTTAAATTTTCTACGGAATTATTTTCACTCATATTTTTTTTGTATATATTAATATAGATATATATTATATAATGAAAAATAATTATTTAGGATTTTTTTCTGGATTTTTTTGTATGCTTATATATACAGTTTATGATGACAACAAAAAATGGAATAAACATAAAGCAAAATACCCACAGTATTATAAAGAAAGAATACAATTACCCAAATGAGATATGGGATATAATAAAAGAATATATTGGCATTGGATGTTATATATATCGTGTATTAGAGAATCTAAATACGACGCAATTAAAAAATATAATAAATTGCACATTTAGATGCGAATATCCATCAAACATAGATTGTTGCCGTACTCTTAGTACTATTTTTAAAAAAGAATTATGGAAAAAAGAATACTCAGACATGCTTAGGTATATAATAGTTAAACGGACTAAACAAACAATAAAAGAATTAGGTAAGAACTTATCTTCAGAGATGTGTGTATCAACATATTCAAGCCAAAATATATCTTGTATGTTTTTAGGAATAGAAAATAATATGTACGACAAATATCCATACTATCCAAAAATAAAAGCAACCCCAAGAAGATTTGACCAAGATGTACAGTTTGCATTTTGATAATGATATTATATCCCAATTACTTTTTTAAATAAATGTATGTATTTGAATGTTTATTTTTTTGTGATTTTTGAAGATAATATCTATGGCCTTAGAATAAAAAAACAAGATGTTATAACTCTACACCAACTCTACACCAACTATACACCCAACTATACACCCCTTATATTTCAATATTAGGGGATTCTAAGACTATATATTAATTCTGGTGTATAGATGTATAGATGTATAGTTAAAATAAAATTGTTCATAAAAAAAAATATGCAAAATGGAAATCATATAAATATTTTCTAATGGAATTTTTTTCAACTATACACTCTACACCCTACACCCAACTATACATCACAAAGTTTATGTTATATATTGAAACATCATCTTTATTTTTTTGATCAACTTATCAAAAAACTTTTTAAAACCATCCGCAAACCCATACACCGTGATGTATAACATCTACGGCCTAATATAGGTAACCACAGTTTGGTAACCTATCCGCGCCACCCTATACGAGCCCGTAGAGCCTCAGGGGGCACATATAGGCCATCATAGTTGGTAAGCCATCCGCGCCACCCTATACAAGCCCGTAGAGCCTCAGGGGTCAAATATAGGCTATCATAGTTGGTAAGCCATCCGCGCCACCCTATACAAGCCCGTAGAGCCTCAGAAGTCCATTAAATGGGCATAAAGTATATAAACACTACCGCGACCCCTTATATAGCCATATTAGCCGATTCTAAGGCCATATAGACATTATATAAGTATCTTAATTAAATATATTTAATTAAGATACTTATATAATGTCTATATGGCCTTAGAATCGGCTAATATGGCTAT